GGCAGTTTTAGAAGTTTCATAGGTATTAGTAAATCCAAGTAAATAATTTTGGGTTATAAAAGTACCAGGAATATTTGAAGTAGCAATAGCAGGAATAGTAAAATCAGTAATATTATAAGTTGCTCCATTAGTTAATGCAAAAGTAAGTGGTGCAGGTAAATCAAGAGGTTTATAAGGTACAACAAAAGTAGCATTAGAAGGTACAAGATCACCAGAGGTAATAAGGGAGGAAGCACCAAGAGTTAGGATAAGATGACCCGATATACCAGTAGTAGTGGTAACAGTATATTGATAAGTATTTGCTCCAAGCGTCCCAATAGCAAGGGTAAGTGTAGTTCCTCGAGGTAACAAAACAAGATTCTTAGAAGAAGTTTCAATCAAAAGGGATGTAATAGTTGTAACTTTAGAGGTGTTATTAGTAGGAAGAGGAACATTTGCCCAAGCAGGGTGTTTGACATGTTGCAAATCATAGCCTTGTGAAGAAAAAGTATAAGGTGAATAATAAAAAGAAGGATCATTAAGGGAAACAAATTCAGCACCAGTAGGCATTTGAAGGTCGATATCTTCAAACCAAGCAATAACAGAAAGACTAGCATTCTCTACAGTAAGAGGAGCAAGAACAGTCAAAAAGAGATCACCCATAGTACCTTCACCAGTTGTAAGACAATAATGGGATTGGGGTGCACAATAAGGTATAGAAAATTCAACAGGTACTCCAGAAGCCACATCCAATTCAACACCAGGGTATCCAGTTTTACAATACATATTATCAGCAGCAGTTTGTGTTCCAGAAGCAAGTTCATAGGGAGAAAACCAAATCCATAGCTTACCTTGAGAAAAAGGTTGAGCATTAACCATAATACGAACTTTTACATTAGCACGAAAATAAGCAAAATTAGAAAGCTTCTTAACAATATTGGGTGATTTATCAAAAATAGCTTGGGGAAAAGAAAAGACAGAATTAGTAATAGCTTCAGTAGGGTATTGATTAATAGTTTTTCCAGTAGTCCACATTGAGGCATCATCAGTCAAAAGCACAGTTCGAGAAAGAACATCAAGAATTCCATGATTTCTTCCTTCTTCAGCAAAAGTTTTCCAAGATGAATAAGCAGTCATTCCAGGCTTTGCACCAGACACAAGAGTAGAGTCATCAGCAAAGGTTGTAATTTGTTCCGTTGAGAGGTTTCCCATAGCGGGAGAAGTCATTTCACCAGTATTCATAGCAATCAATCATAGTTTGAAAACTCCTCAAAGTCTGATTAAACTTTGAGTGAAAATTTGTCGGATTAGTAGCCTATATTTTAGAACCCACACACTAATCAATAGAAAATAGATTTTCTGGTTCTACCAAAATTTAATAAATGCAAAATTTGGTAACTTGTGACCGGGCTTTGCTGCTTGGATTTTAACGACAATTTAATCCAAGCCCCTAGCACAAGATTAGATTTTCCAAAGCCTGACCATAGGATGATTCGAAAAATTCAACGTACTCATCATAGGTCAGGATTTGCGGTTGACAAGTCATAGTCTGTAAACAGGCATCTTTGATCATTCTCACAGATTTTTCAAATACTTCACGACCATGGAGTGAGAGTTCCATAGCAGAAGTTTGGCAATTCG